TGCTCAATTCGCCTTCAGCATCAAGACCATGAACTGCTTTCAAGTCTTGTGCAAGTTCAACAGTGTATTCTGCTTTCAAAGCACGAGTTTGTGCAGTTACAGTTGTCTTCTCGATTGAGAAAGCCATCTGATTGAAAGTAGTTGCGCCACCTAGATCTTCTGCGTTAGCAGTAGTGATACCAGTACCAGTAGTATAAGTACCAGAAACTGGGTTAGAACCAGCGTGAGTACCAGTACCAGCGAAGTCTGTATCAGCTTCGTTGAATAGAGCCTCAGTGCCGTTCTGTGAAGTATAGCGTGACTTCATTGCGAAGATCAAGCCAGTTGGTTGAGTCATTGGCTGAACACCAGCGATATCATAAGCGATAAGCTGTGGAGCTGCACGACGTACTAGAGCGATCAATACTGGATCGTAACCAGCCATCTGAGCATTAGTACCAGCACCACCTAAAGCGATACCAGCACCACCAGCGTTTGCTGGAGCTGCTTCGAAAAGAGCTTCAGACTGCTTAGCCATTTCACGCTCTTGGTTCTCTAATAGAACAGCTGTAACTTCTTTACGATAGTTGTCAGTAATTTTTGGAGCAGATTCTGATTCTAGAATCGGTGCCCATTTTTTAAGTAAATCTTGACGATTCATTTTATTTTCCTTTTTTGAAATTGATTACTTGCGATAGTTGAGTGCGGATAGATACTTTGCCATTGTAGGATCGATTTTCTTTTCCTCAGTCAAAGTTTCCACTGGCTCATCAGTTACCACGGATGTTACTTCCGCTTGTTGCTTGGTAGTGAAATAATTCTCACGAATTGTTTGTACTTTTGATTTAAAAGTATCAGAGTCTTCATAAGAAAGTTCTTCAGCTAGACCTTTCAGTTTTTCTACTTCAGTATCAGTCAAACCTTCGCATGCAGTTTCAACGATTTCGTTACGCTTCAATTCGCCGATTGTTTTATTCAATTCAACGTTAGTAGCAACTTGCTCGTTTAACTTTGCTTCGAGTTCTTCAACTTTACTTTCCATTGAACCTAGTACATCGAACTTTTCTTCTGGAATGTCGATATAGTGTTCTTCGAAAAGACCTTTAAGTCCAGCAACAAATCCTTCAAGGATTTCGGACTTCATACCATGCTCAAGGGCTAATTCATTCTGTGCAATCCACTGCTCGACAACGTAGTCGAGATATCCATCAACTTTTTCAACAAGACCCTCTGCAATCTCTGCAGCTTCTTCTTCAAGTTTAGCTGCGTATTCTTCTTCAATTCGTGCTACTTCTGCTTTAACACGAGTTGTAACTGCTGCTTCATAAATGGTAGTTGCTTTAGCACGGAACTCTTCAGAGAGTTCTTCACCATTCATAAGAGCATCAATATCTTCTTTTACACCTTTGATTGGAAGGTTGCTAGCTTCAGCAGCTTCTTCATCTTGGTTTACTTTGTTTTTAGTTTTAGAAGTACCACCCTCTGCAGCCTTTTCAGTGTCAACGTTATTTCTAGCGTTGTCTGGATTGGCAGGAGGAGTAGTTGGCTTAACTGCTTCTTCAGCAACTGCCTCAACTTCTTCTTCTACTAGATTTTCTTCTTGAGTGTCAGCAACTTGTTGCTCGAGAGCAGCAGCTTTTGACTCAGCAAGAATTTCAGCGATTTTTTGTTCGATTGACATCGTTTTCTCCTAACTGGATAGTTCTATGTAATTATTTATTATTTATCTGATTTTAGTCAGAAAATTCTGGAAAGCACGTAGTTTGGCTTCCTCTAGATTGCGAGATGAAGTCTTCTTAATAATAGCTCTTACTTCATCAATCTGCTTTTCCACAAACTTTCCATCAACGAATACCCACTCCCTACTTTCCATAATACCACGTACGAAAGCATCTGGAGCAGATGGGTCAGCAACGATATCAGCTGCGGTAGACAGCATAAAGTCATCCTGAACCACTTGAACACCCTCTTTGTTCATTTGTAGAGAACCAAGTGCTCTTGAAGATACTCCTAAGTTTGCGCCACCATCTAAAAGACCTTTGGCGATTTGACCCATTGGTGTATCTAAAATCTTTGCTTTACCGATATAGTTAGTACCTTCTTTTTTCAAATCAACGATCAAATGTGATACACGATCTAAGTTGATTGATGGAGAATCTGGATGTCCAAGTTCGCCATAGGCACGATTTTCTTTAACGCATTGTTGCATATATCTTGCAACTTCCTTATCCATAATTGATTCTGGATAACTGCGTCCATTACGGTTAACTAATTCTGATTGAAGGAAAACACCTTCAATATAATATTGTTTACCCTTACCGAGTTTATCTTCGGTAAGAAGTTTAACGGATTCTGTAACTTCTCTAATGAGTTTCATTATTAGCTCCCTACTGCTGCTGGATTGTCATAAGAACCAAAAGTAGCTGGCTCAACTTTAGTAGACCAACCTGCAAGTTTGCGAAGAACTAACCAACCAGTAACATCTTTTGCAGCACCATTAGTTACAACGATGTCAAAAGTATCATCGTTATTTACTGGGATACCCAAAGCATTAAATTCAACATTCATGTCATTTTCTGGAGCAGTTGCAATAATTAGTTTGCTATTTCTAGCAATAGTAATTTTTGAACCCAGTTCTCCTGTGCACATAAATTTAACGATATCTACTTTTGGATTATCAGAATTTCTCGCTTGAGTGCTAGCAGTAAGATTAGCGATTGTTACGGTGCCAGACTCTGCTGCAGAAGATGTAAAGTGAATCACAGTCTCCTGATTAGTATTTTTGACAGTTGTAAATGTCATTGCCATATCTTTATTCCTTAATCTTATTAACTACGTTAAAGAAGTTGTCTTTCGTTTCACGCATATACTCAACAACGTCTTTATGATTTGCCAATAAATTATTTAGTTGTTCTTGCGTTTGTTCATCAATCGCAACAATACTACCATCTTGTAATTCATAATGCACTTTATTCTCAATAAGAGAATCTAGTTTATTAAGTTTTCTAATTTCTTGAACAACAGGATCTACTGTAAAAATTTTCGAAGAAGCAAGTTCGAGGTATGATTCTATTAATGTATCAGTAACTTTAATATCGTGATGTTCTTTAATAATATTGGCGATACGGTTTTCTGAAATCTCTTCGTATTGGTTTTCTATAATTTCTGTTTCTATAGCTTCTGAGCAATGTTTATTTTTAATATATTTTCTTGCTTCTTCTAAACTTGCAAAATCCGTTTGTTCTTTGTCTACAAAAATATTACCATCAATACTTTGTATTAAATGGCCATAAGAGCGGATAGTGGTATCCGCACCAGAGATAGATTTTGTAAACTGTTTATAGTACATTATTCTGCAGTTTCAGCTGGAGCTTCGGTTTCTTGCTCTACGGCTGGTTCTTCTTGTTGTGCTTTAAACATACTCTGTGCAACTGAAACACGCATATCATCTAACTTCGCTGAAATCTTTTCAGCCATAGTAGCGTTAAACGCTTGTTCTGTATCTACTGCATTACCTGTAGCAATTGCTGCAACTAAATCTCTAACTGAATCACTCATACTATATCTCCTTTATTGTTGGTCAGGCGATTGTTCGTTTCCGCCAAGACCATTATCCATTAAGTGCTGTTGTTGTGCAACTTGAGTTACTGCAGCCAATCTACCTTGTTCATCGGCTAACTGCATTTGTTGAACTTTATCTTCAGCCATTTCTTTATCCATAATTTCAATTTCTTCGTCAGTTTGCATCAATAGATTCTTACGGATCCATGTGCTAGAATAGAAACGACCAATGTATGGCTCAACTTGTTGCAGTGTTGTAACTCTCTGCATCAACAACTCATTATCTTTTAATTCAGTGAAATGATTATCTGCTTGATAATCATATTGTATTGCCTGTTCAATTACATCCCATTCTTCATCACGAATAATGCCTTTGGCAATTAATTGAACACGCAATGCACCACTAAACAATCCAGAAAACTTTTTACGAAGACGAGCAATAAATTTATTAAACTTAATCTCGTCACGGGAAATCTCAGTACTTCTACCAAGAGAGAAACCAGTGGCTGGTTGTAATCTTGATAAAGGAACATTTAATGCTTGATATAATTTAGTTTGGAAA